TCTGAACCTTCTCTCCCTAAGACCACCAGCACGGTGCCAGACTCACCTTTTAATAAACCTGATACGCTTAACTTCGATGCAGATTGATACAGAAATAAACCAGACTCAACGAGGGGTCGGGCTAATTGGCAGCACTGAGCCTAGAATCCACACGCCTTTACTTAAAGGTAATTCCAAAGCTCAAGAGGTAGCCGATCTAGCTGAGAAAATAGGCTTGCCTTTAATCCCATGGCAGCGATATGTGCTCGATGATCTTTTATCGGTTTCAGATGATGATACCTGGCGTAAGAAAACAGCTTTAGTCCTAGTAGCACGTCAAAACGGAAAGACTCACCTGGCACGCATGTTAATCCTTAGCCATTTATTCTTATGGGGCAGTAAGAACGTATTGGGCATGTCCTCTAATCGAAATATGGCACTAGATACTTTTAGGCAGGTTGCTTACACGATAGAAGATAATCAATTCTTAAAAGACCAGGTAAGACAGATCCGCCTTGCTAATGGCCAGGAATCTATCAGCTTACTTAATGGCGCAAGATATGAGATCGCAGCTGCAACTAGAGATGCACCTCGTGGTAAAACAGCAGACTTCTTATACATCGATGAGTTAAGAGAGTGGACACCAGAAGCCTTTACAGCTGCACTACCAGTTACACGTGCAAGACCTAATGCTATGACTCTTATGACTAGCAACGCAGGCGATGGATTTAGTACGGTGCTTAATGAGCTACGGGAACGCTGTTTATCTTATCCACCAGAGAATCTTGGCTTTTATGAATGGTCAGCACCACAGCACTGCAAGATACAAGATCGTAAAGCCTGGGCGATGGCAAACCCAGCACTTGGCCACCTCATCACAGAGCAAACACTTGAGGAAAGCGTTAATACAAACAGCGTAGAAGCTACACGCACTGAGATGTTATGCCAATGGATCGATAGCGCAGTCAGTCCTTGGGTGTATGGGTCTATTGAAGCATGTAGCGATAGCAGCCTAGAAATACCTGTCGGGCCAAATACAATTATGGCGTTTGATATTGCACCGACAAGACGATCAGGTGCGTTAGTAATGGGTCAATTAAAAGATGGCAAAATTGCAGTAGGACTTGCACAGCTTTGGCAAAGTGAAGTGGCTATTGATGAGGTTAAGATGGCAAGTGATATAAATGAATGGGCTAAGAAATATCACCCACACATAATTTGCTACGACAAATACGCCACGCAAAGTTTGGCGACCAAATTAGAACAAAGTGGTTGGAGACTCGAAGATTGCAGCGGCCAGTCATTTTATCAGGCGTGTTCGGATCTATCTGATGCTTTAGCCAATATCAGACTTACACATTCAGGTCAAGCGGATTTAGTACAGCACTTAAATAACTGCGCTGCTAAGACAAATGATGCTGGCTGGCGCATTATTAGGCGCAAATCGGCTGGAGATGTTACAGCTGCAATAAGCCTAGCCATGGTGGTAAGCCAACTAACAAAACCTCAACAAACTGCGCAAATCTTTGTCTAACTTGCACCATTAGTCCGATTTATGGTATAAAGTACTTCTATGGGTCTATTGTCTGCTTTGGGAATTAACAATAAAAAAGAGTCCGTTCAAGCGCAATACGCCCCTGCCATTATGGACACAGCTTATGGCTATGGTTCATTTACAACTGGTGTCGGTAATTTTCCTGGTGGATTAGATCGTAATTATGCGATGCAAGTACCTGCTGTATCTCGTTGCAGAAATCTTATCGCTGGTGTAGTTTCCTACTTGCCATTAAAACTTTACAAAAAGTCTAATGGTGAGGTACTGGGGAGTCCTCTGTGGATCGAACAACCAGACTATCGGCAACCAAGATCCGTTACCATAAGTTGGACTGTCGATAGTTTGTTGTTTTATGGCGTTGCTTATTGGCGTGTTACAGAATTATATGCAGATGATTTAAGACCATCACGATTTGAGTGGGTTGCAAACAATCGAGTTACATTTACAACAAATAAATTTGGTACAGAAATCGAGCAATACTACATAGATGGAATTACGTGCCCTATGTCGGGCGTGGGCTCATTAATTACATTTCAAGGATTAACACAAGGTGTATTAACTACAGCAGCACGCACAATACAGAGCGCATTAGATATTGAAAAGGCAGCAGCTGTATCTGCACAAACTCCAATGCCAAGCGGTTACATTAAAAACACTGGCGCAGATTTACCAGAAGCTCAAGTCTCAGGATTATTAGCACAATGGAAACAAAGCCGCCAAAACAGATCAACAGCATATTTAACTAGCACGTTATCTTATGAAACCACAGGGTTTTCTCCTAAAGATATGATGTACAACGAAGCGCAACAATACTTGGCAACACAAATTGCAAGAGCTATGAACGTGCCTGCGTATTACATTTCTGCTGATATGAATAACAGCATGACTTACCAAAACATTATCGATGGTCGCAAAGAGTTTGTAGCCTATTCATTACAGCCATTTATCTGTGCTATTGAAGATCGACTATCTATGGATGATATAACTCCACGAGGACATGTAGTTAAGTTTGCAATCGAGGAATCATTCTTAAGAGCTGACACAATGAAACGACTAGAGGCGTTAGAAAAAATGATCGCCCTTGGTTTAATTGATGTGGAAGATGCTAAAGAAATGGAACAAATGACACCTAACGGGAAAGAAGTAGAAGATGATACTTACATTCAGTAGCCAGATCGAGAGCGCAGACGGTGAGCGCAGAATCATCGCTGGCAAAATCGTGCCATACGAAGAAGTAGGCAATACTTCAGTCGGCAAAGTAGTTTTTGCTAAAGACTCCATCGAAATTGGCGATCCAGGCAAAGTTAAGATGTTAATGCAACACATGAACGACAAGCCTATTGGCCGTATGCAAAAGTTTAATAAAGCCGAAGATGGCATTTATGCATCATTTAAAATTAGTGCATCTATGCAAGGTCAAGATGCTTTAATTCTTGCTGGCGAGCAATTAATTGATGGCCTATCAGTAGGTGTAGATGTAAACAAATCAATTCAGAAAAAAGATTATTTATACGTAACCAGTGCAACACTTCGTGAGGTTAGCCTGGTCGAATCACCTGCATTTACAGCTGCGCAGGTTACTAAAGTTGCTGCTAGCGAAAGCGAACCAGAGACACCAATCAATCAACCAGAAAGCGAGGCTCCTGTGGAAGATTTAGCAACAGCGCCACAAGAAGCAAAGGCAGAGGCTGCTACTCCTACAGTAGAAGCTGCTCGCCCTACAATTACAGCACCACTAATTCAAACACGTCTACGTACACCTATCGATTCGATGGCAAAGTACACAGAGCACAAAATCAAGGCTGCACTAGGTAGCGATGAGTCAAAGCTATATGTAACCGCAGCTGATGATTTTGCAACTAATGGAATTGGATTTAATCCAACTCAATACCTAACAGAGTTTGTAACAAATACACGCTTTGGTACACCAGCTATTGATGCATGTTCACAAGGCGTATTGCCAGCATCAGGTATGACCATTAACGTACCATCTTTGGTAACTTCAGCAGCAGGCGGTACTGGCGTAGCACCAACAGTAACTGTTGAGGCAGAAGGCGGAGCCGTTTCAAATACAGATATGGTCAGCCAATATTTAACTGGCACTGTATCTAAGTACTCAGGTATGAACACATTATCCGTTGAGTTGTTAGAGCGTTCAGACCCTAACTTCTATGCAGAGCTAACACAACAGCTACAAAATGCATATTTGACAACAATTGATACAGCTGTACTTGCAGCACTACAAACAGCAGGAACTTTCGCAAGTGCAACAACAGCAGATAGCGATGGAATTATTTCCTATACAGCAGAAGCAGCAAAAGCGGTTTATGCTAACACAGGTTATTTTGCACAGAATTACATCGGAAACCCAGCACAATGGCAGGCATTAATGGGCGCAGTTGATTCAACTAAGCGACCAATTTACAATGCAATCCAACCAATGAACGCAGCTGGACAAGTTGCACCAACATCAATCCGTGGAAATGTATTAGGACTTGATCTATATGTAGACAAGAACTTCTCACAAACCGCATTTGATGATAACTCAGCAATTATCCTTGCACCAGAAGCATTCACCGTATACCGCTCACCACAGGCATTCATGTCTGTAAACGTTGTATCTAACCTACAGGTACAAGTTGCGATCTACGGTTTCATGGCAACAATCGCTAAAATGCCTTACGGAATTATCAAGTACGCAAAGGCCTAATTAACAAATAAGTAATCCTCTGGGGTTTAGTAGCCCTAGCCCCAGGGGAGCTTTTAAGAAAGGACACAATGGCAGCCACCTATGTAACCAAAGCTGAGTTACGCACTAATCTAGGTATTGGCACTCTCTACACTGACGCCGTTGTGGAAGAAGTCTGCCAAACAGCGCAGGACTTACTTAATCAATATCTTTGGTTTAATGATGCGCCTATTGTCGCAGCAGGATTACAAAACAATGTTGCCACTTTAGTATTAGCAAACCCAGGCATATTTGTAAAAGGTCAAACTATAAGCGTAGAAGGATGCGGTAATATCTATGGTGGTCAGCACGTAATTACTGGCACAATACCTGGATCAAATATTCCAATATCGATATCTACAGGATTTTATAATTATTTTAATAATTTTAATTGGCCTAATGGCTATTCATTTATTCAATTTTCAGAAGTACATGCAGACGACCCATTCCATAGGATTCTGCCCTACGGCAAAGCATCTGGACAAGACACTAAAGAAGATGATTATGCTGTGATACCTGCAATCAGAGAGGCGGCGATGATTCTCGCTGTTGATATCTGGCAAGCTAGACAAGTAAGCCAGACTGGTGGGGTAGGCATGGATGGGATCTCTGCGAGTCCTTACAGGATGGGGTACCAACTCGTAAATCGTGTACGAGGTCTCATCCAGCCGTATTCAGCACCTGCATCTTTGGTGGGCTAATGACCGCAGCAATAACCACGCTACGTGGCACACTAGCAACAGACTTAGCCAATGCAGGCGTATGGTCTACCTTTGCTTACCCACCTGCAACTTTGCTTGCAAACAGCGTAGTGGTTACGCCATCAGATCCTTATATAGTACCAAGCAATAACGAGCAGGTAGGCGTATCACCTTTAGCCAATTTTAAGATTCTAATTACAAGCCCGGCATTTGATAACCAGGGAAACCTAGCAGGTATGGAAACTTTTATAGTCGCAGTAGTAAACAAACTAGCAGCATCTTCATTGGTGCTCAATATATCAAGTGTCTCCGCTCCAGCTATAACAAACGCAGCTAGTGGAGATTTATTAACATCAGAAATAACCGTATCAATCCTAACGAGCTGGAGTTAAACATGAGCACATCAGAGGACTTAGCCTTCTTAATTAAGACAGGCCAAATCAAGGAAGCACCAAAACCAACTGCACAAACAAAGAAAGACGAGGAATAACGAATGGCAATTTATCTAAATAATAACGTGGGTGTTAAGTTGGCTACCAATGCTGCACCTACAACACCATCTGTCGATATCAGCTCGCTAGTAACTAGCGCAGTAATTAACCAAATCGTAGATGAGTTAGAAGTAACTGCTATGGGAGATTCTTCTCATAAGTTTGTTGCTGGCCTACAATCAGGCACATTTACTATCGACTTTATCAATGACTGGGCAAACAGCACAGTAATGCAGACTCTAAATGAGGCATTTGGCAAGACCCTTGCCGTGTCTGTTATTACAGTTAAAGGCACAGCAGTATCAGCTGCAAACCCTTCTTACCAGTTCTCAATCTTGGTAAACAACCTAACTCCAATCGGTACTGCTGGCGTTGCAGAGGTTGCAACTTCTTCAATTACCTTTACACTTAACTCAGCGCTAACAGTATCTCCATCTGTAGCGTTCTAATTAAGGAGTAATAATGGCAAAGCTAAAGATAACAAGGGCTAATGGTGAAGTATCAGAACACAAGATCACACCAGGTGTCGAGTACGCTTTCGAGTTAAAGTACGGATCAGGTATTAGCAAAGTCTTGCGTGAGCACGAGAGGCAAACAGAAATCTTCTGGCTTGCTTATGAATGCTTACGCAGGGCTGGCGCACAGATACCTGTATGGGGTTCAGAGTTTATTGATACTTTGGATACCGTAGAGGTATTAGACGAAGAAAAAAAATAGTAGAGCGTAATTCAACTTTATACAGTATTGCCGCTTTAAGTGTAGAGACAGGAATTGCGCCTAGCGAGTTTATTAACATGGATACAGAAATGTACGCAGCCATCGTACAAGTCTTAACCGACAGAGCTAAGGAGATCAAGAATGCCAGCAGAAGTCGTAGGCGTTAAAGATGTCCTAAAAGGCTTAGTTAAAATTGATGAAGATATGCGCCAACGTATTAGCGTGGCTATTGATCCCCTAATGCGTGGCGTGGCATTTAAGGCTAAAAGTTATGTACCTGGTAACGGAGACGTGTTGTCTGGCTGGGCTAAACCATTATCCTCAGACGTAGGCTATAAACCATTTCCAAAGTATGACGCAAACGCTGCAAGGCAAGGCATTGGCTATAACCCTGGTAAAAATAAGATTACTAAAAATGGATTTCAAGTAAGCCAATATGTTTACAACGTGAGCCGCCCTGGATCAATTTATGAAGTAGCAGGCCGATTAAATCCACAAGGGCGTGCCCCATTTGAGTTTAGAACATCCTACGGAGAAGGCGGCACATATACTAAAAAGTCTGCCCGCAGCAAAGCAGTACAGGCTTATAACTCAAACAATCCTTTTGCAAGCCAACAATTTATAGCTGCGTTAGAACCTGTAACAAAACAGCCAAAGGTTAAAGACGTCCGTGCTAGTGGTCGCAAAACTCAAGGCCGCCTAGTTTACAAGGCTTGGGCTGAGGATAGTATGAAGGTTTACGAAGCAATAGTGCGAGCAATAAACGGCACAGTTGATAACTTTAACAAAACTACACAGATTAAGAAGGCAGCGTAATGGCCAATATATTTGTAGCCGCCACGGCAACCTGGAACGGTAAAGCCCTTAAAGGCGCACGTAAAGATATCAACACCTTTGAAAAACAAATACAAAAACTAGGCAGGACAATAGGCGTATCCCTTAGCGCAGCTGCTTTAATTAATTACAGCAAGAAGGCTGTTAATGCGTTTGCAGCCGATGAGAAGGCAGCCAAAGCCTTAGAGCAGCAATTAAAGAACACTGGGTATCAATTCAGCGCACCAGGCGTTGAGATGTATATTGCTAATCTGCAAAAGGTTAGTGGTGTATTAGATGATGAGTTAAGACCAGCCTTTCAATCATTATTAACAGTTACTGGATCTATCACCCTAAGTCAAGAAGCATTAAACACCGCTCTTAATGTAAGTGCTGCAACAGGTAAATCACTAGCAGAGGTTAGCCAAGCACTAGCAAAAGGTTACTCAGGACAAACCACAGCTCTTAGCAGATTAGGTGCAGGCCTAAGCAAAGCCACCATTAAAGCTGGCGATATGGATAAAATTCTCGCTGAGTTAAACGATAAGTTCGCTGGACAAGCACAAGCACGATTAACCACTTACTCAGGCAAGATGGATTTATTAAGAGTTGCAAGTGCTAACGTATCGGAAGAAATTGGCAAAGGTATTATTGGTGCTTTAGAGGCTTTGAGTGCAGATACGAGTATTGAAGAAACTACCCGAAAGATGGAAAACCTGGGTAAAACCACAGGCAATACCATTAAAGGCTTTGGAGTATTCATTGCCGAGCTAAAGAAAATACCTGGACTTACCACATTGAAAGATATTGTGACCTATGGAAATATATTTAATACATTAGGTAAGTTAAACGAGATAAACTCGCAAGGCAAGTACCCAACTGCCGCAGCTAGAGAAACTCCTGCTATGGGTCGTATTGCAGCACAGCAAAGAAAACTAGAGGCTGCTGCGTTAAAGAATAGCGTGGCATTACGTAAAGCTGAAAACGATCAATTGAAGAAAAAATCAGAAATAGATAAATTAGCCGAAAAGTTTGATTTAGAACGCATTGGCTTAATGAAAGCACTTAACG